AATTATAGAATGAATAAAAATAAGAAACACGGTGAAGTTTGTAGCACCTTGCTTGGAGTTGATGAAACAAATCAAGATAATTATAAAAGGAGATATAAGAAAATGTTGATTAAATACAAGCGTAAAACCACTGCAGGAATATGGACATTAAAAGGTGAATGGGTGACTGAGCCAAAGAAAATTGCACATGAACTAGCGCGTTATAAAGGTTTCTATTATTATATAATTGAAAGTTTCATCATGGGAATATTTAATGCATGGTCTTCAACTGTTCATGCTGGAATTCATTTCTTAGATTTAGCTATGAAAGAGGAATTTTTACAAAGAGTGAATGAAGATCCTAAATATTTCAAAAATCTTAAAGAAAGAATAATCAAGTATGAGATGGAAAAATGTATAAAAAAGGATCCTAAAGATTATTATCTTTCTGAAAGAGCTGAAGAGAGGATTGATCCAAAACAAATTCTAAATATGAAATTAAAGGCTATAATATTATTTCTTGTACATTCAGATGATTCAAAATATAGGAATATGAGTGATAGCATGTTGCTAAATTTTATTCTATTTCTTATGCATAACACTAATGTATTTTATTGTGGACTATTGTTATCACCAACAAAATCCAATATACAATTATATTTCTCAGAGTTTCTTCAAAAATATTCATTGTGTAATTTGAAAATGTCTAGCTCCACGAAATTTATAGCACCTTCGCTTAGATTTGCTCCAACCATGACTAATTATTGTAGCATTTATTATGATACTATTGCAAATTTCCAAGCATATATGAGGGAAGGTGGTGATATTCATAATTGTTTCACCTTAATGATACTGAATATCAATATAGTTAGAAGGTTGTTGAACATGAAACCGCTAAATGATGAAACAAAGAAAGAACTGTTTCAATTACCAGTAGAAGTAGGAGGGGTAATGGATGCATATCCCATTTTCCTGTACTTGTTTGGTAAAGATTATATTCAATGTTTGAAATTGCAACACATGGATTCAGAGCAGCTTGCAAAATATTCAAAAGTAATGTATAGCCTTGAATGGGAAGAGGTTGACCAAGTATTATTTCCTAAATTGAACACAGTTTTTAAAAGAAAAGATCATCCTGGTGACATGAGTTTTTTCGACATGATTGATGTTGCATACAACTGTAATGGCGTTCAAAAAGTCCTAAGTTTACCAAGAACAATAAAATTGAGCAGGTCTCATGCAAAGAATCAACAATTTCTTGATTGTATTTTTGAGGATGGTTTACCTTTCTCTCTAAGACACTTAACCAATCCAACAGGTATTTTGGCAAAACTTAACTATTTCATTCTCGGTTCTAATCCGGACTTTACAGACAGTGTCTCAAATACCAGTACTACGATGAAAGCCAATATGGTCATGAGAAACAATCGAGGTACTAATCTAAAACTTAAAACTGGTGTGACAACATCCTATGAAATAATAGCTAGAAATATATATGCATGTTCAGTGACAAGTGAAGATATCCAAACTGTAAATATGATGAAAACTACTTTTTTAACTACTCATGCTTTTTGTGCAAGAATAGTGAGGTCCCTTTGTGAAGACACAAGGAGTTACAATTATGTTTCCATGCAATTCAATCCTCATTTCCACAAGTCTGTACAATTTAACATGTCACTCAATACAACTCAAGCTTATCCCGAGGATGACCCAAAATCTACAGTTGCTAGAGCAATCAAATGTCCTTATGAATTTACAACAGTACCTAATAGAGCCTCCATAGCTGTGCAGAATATATTTGTTGCCACAATAAGATCTCTCAATACTTTAGACGGTGAATATGGTTATAAATACATTTTGGGTATCCAAAGACGTTCAAAGACACAATCTCGTATTTTGATGCCAAAATTCAAAGGTAACATATATAATTTCAAAACATTATGTGAAGCCTTCGGCCACAATATTTTCCGTAATTTTGATGTGGAAACTGATTTTGATGAGGTTGTCAAAAAAGAAGGTTATTCAAGTAGAGATGACAATACATCCATTTTCATTTCAATGGTTTGTAATTTCCATGCTGTAGCAAGGATGTGTGTAGAATTAAATCTGCCAACTAGCATGTTAGATATTCGTATTGTAAATAATGATATGAGTTATGAAACAAGAAATTTGACCGAGATATTAAGTTCAAGAGATACATCATGCCTTGGTTTACAAAACGAATATAAATTTATGAAAGATGGTCATGCTGATCCACAGATTATGTTTTCAACTTTGTTTCACTGGACAATGAGAGGTAAAAGGGAGCAGGAAGGACATAAATGGGTGGGAACCTCATGTTTGCATGGTTTATACAAAGATAGTAGATGTGTTGTTAACATTAGTAACAATACTGTTAAAAGTATAGATATAACAGGCAGCACATATAGTTGTACTACATTGATGTCTATATTATTCAGATACTTAACTAATGAAAATTATTTAGAAAATCTGTTTGCCACCAAATATACAAGAGATGATGCTATAGCTTGTATATATAATCCATTTACAGAAGAAGCAATTGTCACTTTTGTTTATTCTGGTTCTTTGGCAATACCAATTGTGCATCATCATGATGAATTACAAACAATCTTTGAGGACATGTGTCAAGTAAGTTTTTTGCGAGGTAATGTCTTTGGAGATATACCTGGTGAATACAGCAGACGAATTAAGTTAATGCACATATACGATCTTTTTGGAGAAGAGTATATAATCAAAAAATTAAACAGCGTAGATTCTAGTTATATTGATACGGAATCAATGAACTTTATTAACAGAGTATTGGCTTTAGCAGGGGGTGTTGGAGATGTAAAAGTATTAGACTTTTATAAGAGTGGTCTTTTTGAAATGTTATCCAAAGTTGATGAGTATTATACTTCCGTAATGGGTAAAGATATGGAGAGTTGTATTTACACTGTGTTTAGTGACTTCAATATAATTAATATGTTATATATGTATGAAGACCTATCTGGCGAAAAG